AAGAAAAAATTTTAAAAAATATATATTATAAAAAAAAGGAAAAGGAGTGGGGGAGGAAGGGGGGAGGGAAGGAGGGGAGGGAGGGGGGGAGGGACGAGGGGAGGGACGAGGTGAGGGACGAGGGGAGGGACGAGGTGAGGGACGAGGGGAGGGAGAAGGTGGATCTCTAGTATAAATATCTGGAATCCCTCCACCTACTCCCTTAGTTTGTGCAGGATATGTAGATATTCCCGGTCCACTACAAGTTCCAGAGTATGAATATTGATTAATATTCACTGGATTAAAAATACCACCATTAGGACATGGAACTACTGTACAATAGTTATCACTTATTGGCGCATCTACACAAAATCTATAACATTTATCAATACCATCTGAACTATAACCAGGTTTACAATTTAGTATACAACCATTACTTGTTTTTTCATAACCATTTGGACAACTCATTATATTACTTAAGAAAAATCTTTAAATATAAAAATTAAATAAGAAATGATTTAAAAATTATTTTATATAATATAGTAAGTAAAAATGTTCCCTTTAATGCTATCATTTAAATCTAAAAGTTAATAATAATATTAGCGAATAGGATATGTAAATGATAAAACATACTGAGGAAAAAATTAACAGCTTTCGGTTTATTAATATAGTAATAGTTGCAATTAATTAATAATTACTTAGATTAAATTAATCTTTGGTTGTTTCTTAATTTATATTTTAAGAAATGTTAAAATTATTAATTAATTTATTATGTTCCCTTGAGGAAAAAAATTGAAAGTAATATATATTGATTTTTACACTATATATTATGTATATTTACCTTACTTAAATATCAAATAAGCTTCCTTTTATAATAATACTAAGTGGATTAAATTATTATAAATGAGAAGAATCAGGTTTTATAGCTCAGTTAGTTAGAGCATCCGGCTGTTAACCGGAAGGTCTTGGGTGCGAACCCCAATAAAACCGCCAGCCCGTTTAGCTCAGTAGATAGAGCGTCCGCCTTCTAAGCGGAAGGTCGTGGGTGCAATCCCCACATCGGGTATAATATTATATTACCGTATGGTCTAGTAGCTCAGTGGTTAGAGCATCCGTCTTATGAGCGGAAGGTCGCGAGTTCAATCCCCGCCTAGACTAAATTCTTTTAATAATTCTTTCACATTAATTCGTCCGTTTTCTTTAAATAATAATAATAAACTACTAGTTTTTGATATAAACTGAGTAATTCATTATAGTTTTTCTTAGGATTTTTTGATAAATATTTAAATTTTTTTTCTATTAATTTTATATCCTCCATATGTATATATATATGTCTGAAAATAGTTTAATTGTACGTCAAAAATATATCTCTAAATTATTTGATAAAGTAGAAAGTCTTCAAGAAGGTATTCAATTACTTGAAAAGGTAGATAGTAAAATCTTTAAAAAAAATATGTCCAGAACTATTCAAGCTGGAGGTGCTCCTGTTACAGATAACGGAATTAGCATCAAAGGCTTAGAAAGTGAAGCTTTAGTTACTAGACTCAAATTAGAACAACAAAAAGGAGTTATTGAAAAAGCTAGATTAACTATTGATACTTTGAACAAAGGATTAGATGGTGTTAGAAATTCTTTGGAACAATTGCATAGATTAATGCAAGACGTTAACGATAATATTAAAATTGATCCTTTGGGAGATGCTCAACTTCCCGATTTATCTAGCTACGGTAAACAAACATTATACAATGCCTTCAAAAATATTCCTTACGCTGATATGGTCAAAGTTATATCTGACAACACTGAAACCTTATATGCTTTATTAGAAAAAGCGCCTGCTACCTTTACTCAAAAATTAACTGGTGATAAAGGTATTTCTAACGCAGACTATGATAAATTATTAGCAAGACTTCATGGTGCATCTGCTCCTAAATATAATAACGGTGCCCTTGTAGCTGTTCCTGGACCTGATGGTTCTGCACCTGCTCCTGGACCTGCTCCTGGTTCTGCTCCTGGACCCGATGGTGCTGCACCTAAACCCAACCCACCTGCCCCTTACATTCCTAATAAAGTACCTGGTGGATTAAGTAATTACATTACACCTAAAGTACCTGGCGCAACTAATACAAATTTAGGCCAATGTGCACAAAAATTCCCTGATGTTTATGAAGCATTAACAAACAATAATGCTTATGACGAAAATACTTTAAAACCCAGTTCTAACTTATCTGAATTAGGAATTGATGTAGCTAATAAAACTTTATTGGGTCATAGTATAAATCAAGTTTTAGCTTCATGCCACCCTGACAGAAATCAAAATGATGCAAATATTGGAAAAGTAACTAGAAGAATTATGAAAATTAGAGAAATAATTAATGAAGCTCCTGCACAATCTGGTGGTTTCTTTTCTAGTTTCTTTATGCCTAAAAATATCGAAAATTCAGTTACGTCTAGTGAAATGCCTTTCACTGCACAAAACTTGTATTCTGAAACATCTAACTACTAATACATATCTAGTAATTTAGTAGCAAACTCTTTATCTTTAATATCTTTCAAAATCGAAAGATATTTTTGAGAATAAAATTTTTTATCCTTAATTCTTATAAGATATTGGAATCGTTGTTCGTCACTTGCTTTATTAGAAAGTTCTAAAACTCTTTCTGGGACTTTTGTATTTACTAATTCCTCAAACTCTTCTGGAGTTAATTTAGTTTTATCACCTCGTATAGATTCTATTTGTTTAACATCTTGTTCTAATTTTGTAGGAAGGTCATCTGCTTTTTCAACTCTTAAATTAACTAAATTTTCCTTCTTACAAATTTCACAAATTTTACATTTAGAACAATTTATAACTGGTATTTTAGGACACTCAGGACATTTACCACCAATAGGGCATTTGAGACATTCTGGACAGGGTTTGTCAACACGTTTTTCAACTATCTTTTCAACTATTCTATCAACTGGTACTTCAACTCGTTTTTCTATTATTCTATCAACTGGAACTTCAACTCGTTTTTCTACTATTCTATCAACTGGAACTTCAATTCGTTTTTCTACTATTCTATCAACTGGAACTTCAATTCGTTTTTCTACTATCTTTTCTACTATTCTATCAACTGGAACTTCAACACGTTTTTCTACTATTCTATCAACTGGAACTTCAACTCGTTTTTCTACTATTCTATCAACTGGAACTTCAATTCGTTTTTCTACTATCTTTTCTACTATTCTATCAACTGGTACTTCAACACGTTTTTCTACTATTCTATCACGGCTCTGTTGTAAAGAATCTAGAACTATATTTTTTCCATATTGTTCTCCTGTACCCACAGGGAAAGGTACAAATACATTTTCTACTTTTCTTAATCCATAAATAATTCTAACTTGACTTTTAAATTTATAATCATTCTTAAATCTTTCATCTTTGATTAAAACTTCTTCAAAGTCTTTTATTAAAGATTTTATATCTTCTAATATCATATTATAATACTTTATATTTTTTTTCTGATAAATATTAAATGGAACTTAAAAATACACAAGCAGATTTATTAAAAACTTTAAAAAATTTATATGATTTAAAAACACCACCTAAAATAGAAATTACAGGACCTTTTAAAGAATTAGTTGATGACCTAGAAGGTATAAAAAATCATCTTGATTTATTAAAACCAAATAAATATTTAGCTTCTGATAAAGAATCTTACTTTTATAATTTACCTAAAATACATCAATACTTAAACGATGTTAGCGGAGCAAATATGAATTTTAAATATGATAATAATTATAAAATGAATCCATTAATTAAATTTAACATTGATTCATTATTGCAAGATTTAAAAGAATCTGAAATTTCCTTTAATGAAAGAAAAGAACCTGTTAATTTAAACTGGGATAACTTAAATCCAGATAAATCAAATACTGATTTTACTGAAAAAAAAGAACCAGTTAATTTAAACTGGAATAATTTAAATCCAGATAAATCAAATACTGATTTCACTCAAAAAAATGAAAAAGTTTTTATAGATTTACATACTTTTACACCAGATAAATCACATTTAGATTTTTCTATTAAAAAAATAACTGACCCTGATAATACAGAAATAGAAAAGAAAATTCTAGTAATTAAATCAGAATTAAAAGAATTAACAAAATTACTTGCAAAAATTAAATTAAGTAGATTAACTTTAACAAATTATACTACTGATAAATATTTAAATGACATTAAAAATAATGTAAATAAGTATGTAATTATAGAAGCTTCAGAATATTCTGAAAAAGTTCAAATAAGTAATTTAGCAGGGAATAGCTATTATAAAGAAGCTGATAAATTAAACTATCATAATTTTACTCTCCACAATGATGAAAATGATTTTACACAATTAGGGGGCTTTGCTAATGTTTATATAAATAGTACAACTGAATATTTAAATTTATTAAAAGATAAAGATCAATTATTAAAAGAATTAAAAGAAAGTATTGATAAAAATAATCTTGATTATATTCATTATTATTACTTTCAGTTATTTATATTAAAAAAAATAAATAAGGTAACTGAAATATATCAATTTATTACTAAACCAACCTTATTACAATATTGTGAAAAATTAGATAAACTAAATGAAATAATTTCAAATCCAGAAAAATATATACTAAAAAGTAATGTTTACGCAAATCTTTATTTTAAATATTTTATAATTATAAAGATAGTTTGCGTATTTTTTAATGCTATTAAAAATAAATGGACTTTTCCAGAAAATTATAAAATTAGTGTTTTCAATAATACTAATAATGAAATAGCAAAATATTTCTTATTATTTAATTTATTTTATCCAGTTCTCAATAGACTTAAAATTTAATAACCAAATAATTATTTTCAATATTATACTAATAACAATGGAAAAATTATCATTTTTAAAATATTTAAAATTAACTGAAAAAAATCTTTTAACCCATAAAAAATTTATTGAACAACTTGGTGGCAATGATGCTTCACTAAAAGATATGCAAGCTGAATTATTAAGTATAAAAATTAAATTAGATACCTTAAATAAAGCTAAACAAACTAGATTATTAAACCCTTACAAAGAATTACAACCCATAATAGATACTATTAATAAAAAAATAGAAGATATCGATCATCAAATTAAAACATTTCATTCCAGTGATGAAATAGAAAAAAATAGACTAATTAATGAAATTAAAGATATTCGTATTACCTTAGAAAATATTGATTCTTCTGCAAGTAATTATACTAGTGTTCAAGTTGACAATAAAGTAGAATTCTTGAAAGAAAAAATAGATGCAGAAAAGATAGATACTTTATTAAAAAAATATATCAATGATACTAAAGGATTAGTTAATGAATTAATTCAAATTGGAGGAATAGATGCTAATGGTAATACTTTAGTTAATAATGAAGAAATAGGAGAGAAGGTTACACAAATTAATCAAAAAATTAATGAATATCAAATTGCTATTAAGGAAATTGAAGTAAAAATGGCACCTATTTCTGGATATATTAATGAAATGGAATCATTATATATGGATATTTCTAGTAATACAATTGCATCATTTCTACCAAAAGAAATAAAAGATAAAAATATTCGCGATAAAATTAAAATTGAACCTGCTAATGACGAAAATACTAAATTTACATATTTTGACCTAAGCGGATATACTTTTACTGAAAAAGAATTAGTTGATCCAGATAGCATGCAAGCAGAAAAAAAACAACAAGTTCCTAATAAACCTGTATCTCAACCTAGACCTGCCCCTGGTCCACCTGCCCCTGGTCCACCTGCCCCTGGTCCACCTCGCCCCCCTCGTGCACCTCAACCTGTTCCTGGCGCACCTCAACATTTAAATGAAAAATATATCATAGAACAAACAAAGATTCCTATTTATAATAATAATGATATAAATAATAAAATGGTTACTTTATATGGAAAATGGAAAAATTATTTAACAAATAAAGTAGAAGAAAAAGAAAATTTATTAGATTCTATCAAAATGAAAGAATATTTAGAATTTGTAAAAAATAAATTTAATATTTTTAAAAATGTAATAAAAATTAAATCCACAGAAGAAATTACTAAAATATTAAGTGATTTAACTAAATTAGAATCCACTATTTCTAATTATATAGAATCTTGTAGTAAAGAAAATAAAGATTGTGTAATTGCAAATTTAGATGATATTAAAAAAATGAATACTAGAATTAATAATGTACTTGCCTCAATCTCATCTGAATTAAATACAACAATAGAAAATTTTAATAAATTACCACAAACAACTGAAGATGAAAAAAATTATAAAACAACTCTAAGATTCAATAAAATTAAACCAGTCAAAGATTTTTTAGAAAAAATTAATAATAATCCTAATCATATTCAAATTGGCGGCGATGGTAAAAAAGAAATTGGTGACTTTATTACTACTATTGGAGACTTTGAAAAAGAAATTAGAACAATGATTCAAAAGAGATTTGAAATTATAAAATCAATTAAACATTATAATGTTCGTTATTCTCAATTTATTGCATTTCAAAAGTATATTGTTAATTATGTTTCTTTAACTATAGCTCAAGGAGAATACGATTATTATCAATATATATCCAAAGGAAGAATTTCATTTTATGATTCTATTTTACAAAAAATGAATGAAATTGTCGATAAATTTGAAAATCCTAAAGATTTTAATGATCCTGCATTAGGTGAAAAAGAAAATAAGGTATTATACGGAAGACATTTTTTTATGATTAAAATATTATCTAAATTCTTTAGAAGTTTATATGAACTTTGGGATGTAAAACAATGGAGTATTTATGATAAAATTGATGTTGAAGATAAAAATGGTAATAAAAAATATTACTTTTTATTTAATATCTTCTTTAAATTTTTAGATACTTATCATATGAATTTACCACCTATTGCAAATTATTTAAGAATTAATGACATTGAAAGTGCTCCAAAAAATATAAGTTTTCAAAAGAAAGATAAACATTCATTAGATAAAGAAGTTATGGAACAAAAATGTACTAACTTAGATAAAGATCCATTAAAATCAGATAAAGTAAATGCTGCTAAAAATATTAACTTTGCAGAAGTATTTGACCCTAAAAATTTTAAAGAAAATGAAAGTTTGTCATATTATATGGGATTAAGTAATACTTTATCCGATAAAAAATCAATTATGTTGTTAACTTATGGTTATTCTGGTGTAGGAAAGACTTTTACTTTATTTGGTAGTGTTAAAACTGATTCTGCCGGGAAAAAGACATCTTTGCCTGGTTTATTACAAACAACTTTAAATAATGTTACTGATTATACAAGTATTAAAATGAAAGCTTTTGAACTATATGGATTAGGAGTTCCTTATAAATTTTATTGGGAAAAAGATCCTAAAGATTTTGACCACGTTATATATCATTACAATAATATTAATGGTAATACTGCAGATGAACCTATTTTATTGAAAACAAATCAATTTGATTTAGTTTTAGTCAAGGATGAATCTTATGTTGAAATAAGTGCAGACCAAATTAATAAATTTAGTGAAATTACTGAAAGTATTGACACAATTAGAAAAAATATAGGAAGAATTAGACCAACTATAAATAATCCTGAATCAAGTCGTTCTATTATGATTTATGATTTTAAAATAACATTCAAAGATAATAAATCTTGTAAATTAGTAATTATGGATTTACCTGGAAAAGAAAACTTGTATCAAACCTATTGTACTAGCAATAAAGATGATTATATGCCTCAAGAAAAATATTCCAAAAACTATAATATTAATATGATTAAATCAATGATGTATATTAATCCTTTATGGATGTCTACTATTCCTGAAATTGCTGAACATTTTGATAGTGTTCCAGAAGAAGAGGATGAAAAAAAATGGAACCCTGAAATATTAAATTCATTTGCGAATGTAAATTATAGAGAAATATTTGAAAATAATGTAGTTGAAAAAAAAGGATTTAATATAGACAAAAATAATTCCGCTCATAAACAAACTAGAATGTTTAGAAAGGATGATAGACATAATGATTTTTCTGGTGGACAACCTAATTCAAACGATAGAGCGAAATTAGCTTTATACGGTATATTAAATAGATCTTTTAACAATACTATAGATTATATGCAAAATATAAATGGTAAAAACTTATTTGGATTAGGAAAAAAAATTAATGAAATGTTAAAGGATGATAAACTAAAAGAAAAGAATTTTGGTTACGCTGGATTAGAAGGTATTTATATTAATGAAAATATTTTAGGATTATTGGAAGTTTTAGGTGAAAAAATTCAAATACAAAAGAAATCAACAAATATTAAACATGTAGTTTGTCCTCAAAAAGAAATTTATAAATCTTTATTTAGTACTAAAACCAATATTTCTTCTGATATTAGAAATCTCACACCAGGAATTACATACGCTGAAGAAAGTGAATTTTATTCTCAAATTATGTTCATGAATAATTTTTTGAATCCTCGAGGTAACGAAGTTTTTTATAAAGATACAACACCTTCAAATAAAAGAGGTACTAAAATGCATAGTTATGAAAAATATCAAGCTAGAAATGGTGAATCAAAAGGTATTATTAATGACATTCAAGACCATACTAAAAACTGGATTAATAATTATGACTATAATGCTATCTTTAACATTAAAAATCCTCCTATCAAATCAATTTTAAGTAATTACTTGGACGACCTTTCATTTAGTAACTTTTATTTATTCTTTGTAGTTTCTAATAACTTTAAAAAGGATGGAAATATTGATACTTGTGACAAACAATTACAATTATTATATGACACACGTGTTTTTATGGATATTATTGCTAATGATGATGCAAAAGGTATAACCTGCAATTTATAATTAAACATTACATTTAATTAACAAAGTAATAACTTGTATATTGGATTTGAAATTGACATTTCAAATTTAAATGTTTTCTTTTCTAACTTTTCTATATGATCTATTGCATAATCTAATAAGATATGACGATATAATCTAAATTTTAAATTTTTATGACTATTGACACAAACATGTAAATGTAGATGATAACAAGATGGATGATAATGAAAGAAAAAATATAAATCATTTTCTTCAAAATTTCTTTTCTTAGCTATTTCTATTGTTTTTAATTTCATTAATTTTAATAATTCTTTATGGTGGCCTTTTAAATCTCGAATCGTTCTTAATTCTTCATGAGGTATTGCCAACAAATAGAAATCATTTTTTGTATCATAACCAATATTTTTAACAACAATAAATTTTTCCCCCTTAAATAAAATTTTCTCAGTTTCATTTTGAAATGCTAAAATATTTTTTATCCATTTTGTATTTGATTCTAATATTGAATTTATATATGGTTCAACCTTATTTTTATAATCAGTATGTGTTTCTGTTATTATTTTTATTTTATTTCTATAAGATTCTATTAAATCATTAGAAGCTGGATGAATTAAATTTTTCTTTTCGAGATTTATGTCATCTATTGTTATTTCATCAGGAATATTTTTTTCAGCAATTAAAATTGTAGGTATATTCTCAATTGTTCCATAGTAGATATTTGTACCATTTTTAATTTCTAAAATTTCTATTTTTTTAAATTTCATTAATATTAGTAATTAAACTAATTAAATCTTTATCTAAATATTTAATTCTAAAATATTATATTAAATGTATTACCATACTGTACAAGGTAAAAGAGAATCTAACGAAGACCAACATTTCATATTTTCTAATTTAGATGGAAAAATTAGTGATAGAAATAATATTAATATGATAGGTGTTTTTGATGGACACGGTGGAAAATTAGTATCAAAATATATAAAAGAAAATTTACCGGATTATTTTACTAAAAAATTTAAAGATAACCTACTTTCAAAACCAGAAAAATTCTCTAAATATGTTAGTAAAGTTTTTGATACATTACAAACTAAATTAATTGAAGAACATCCAAAAGCAGTTAATTATTGTGGTTCTACTGCTTGTTTAGTTATTCATTGTATAAATAAATTAGAAAAAAAGGGTTATCTTTGGGTTATTAATATTGGTGATTCTAGAGCTGTTTTAAATAATAAAAAT